TAAAAAAGAAGGCGGTCTTCACGTAATTAATTTATCTACCTATAACAGACCTGAAATTTCTGAAGATAAACGAAAGGAATGGGTAGCTTACGGGAGTGATAATAACTACTACCAGTATTTAATTGAACTCTTTACCAATAGCGCAACTAACAACGCTATTATTGGGGGAGTTTCTTCGATGATATACGGAAAGGGATTAGATGCTTTAGATAGTTCTACAAAAACAGAAGAGTATGCTGCTATGCGTTCCATCTTTTCTAACGATTGTTTAAGGAAAGTTTCTTTAGATTTAAAGTTATTGGGAGAAGCCAGTTTTCAGGTTACCTACAAAGATAAACAAGTATATAAAGCAGAACACTTCCCACGCCAAACACTACGAGCAGAGAAATGCAACGATGAGGGTAAAATAGAAGCATATTATTATTTCCCTGATTGGGCAAACATTAAACCAGCTGACAAGCCTAAACGAATTGCAGCATTTGGTTGTGGTAACGGAACTGAACCTGAAGTTAAAATAGCAAAAAGATATGTATCTGGTTTCGATTATTATGCACCTGTCGATTACCAAGGGGGTCTAGCTTATGCGGAACTTGAAAGTGAAGTAAGTGATTACCTTATTAATGATGTTCAAAACGGATTCAGCGGAACAAAAATTTTAAATTTTAATAATGGAATTCCAGACCAACAGCAACAACTAAGCATCAAGAATGATGTAATGCGTAAGCTAACAGGAAGCCGTGGAGAGAAGGTAATTATAGCCTTTAATAACAACGCTGAAAGCAAGACTACAATCGATGACGTGCCTTTAAACGATGCACCAGCGCATTATGAGTATCTGTCTACGGAATGCTCTAATAAGTTAATGGTTGCACACCGTATTACCTCGCCTTTACTTTTAGGAATAAGAACAGGTAATAATGGACTAGGAAATAACGCTGATGAAATCAAAACAGCATCATTGCTATTCAACAACGTTACCATAAGACCGTATCAAGACCTTTTAATAGATGCTATTGATGATATATTAGCTTTTAATGGTATATCACTAAAATTATATTTCAAGACCTTACAACCGCTTGAATTCATTGATACAGATAATGCAATAACAGACGAAGCAAGAGAAGAAGAAACTGGCGTTAAACTTTCTAAGGAGGAATCTTTTGATGACGATGAAATGTTTGACCTTTTAAGTGAATTTGGAGAAGAAGAAAACCTTGACGAATGGGAATTAGTAGATGAGCGTGAAGTAGATTATGACCAAGAAGAAGCGCTAGACAAAATGATAGGATTAGCAAGCTCTGGGCAAGCTCTACCTAACACAAAATCAAAACAAGATAAACAAGTAAATGGTGTTCAATTTAAGGTTAGATATAAATACAGCCCAGATTCAACATCAAGTAACAGTAGACCCTTTTGCAAATTAATGGTAGGCTCAAATAAACTCTACAGAAAAGAAGATATTATTAAAATGGGCGATAGACCTGTAAATAAATGATGGGGGCCAAAAGGTAATTCTGCTACCTATTCCATTTGGCTATATAAAGGCGGAGGAGACTGTAATCACAAATGGTTGCGCCAGACTTTTAAAGGTAAAACTGAGGGCAATTTAAAAAACCTAGCCCCTAATATATCGACAGGTAAAGCAAGAAAGGATGGATTTAATCCTGTAAATGAAAAAGAAGTTTCTATGAAGCCTAAAGATATGCCTTATCAAGGGTTTTTACCAACTAATAAAAGATTTCAATAATGGCAGAAGCATTATTAATAGGAAGAGCAGACATAGTAAAATTTACTGCAATGAATGGAAACGTAGACACGGATTCTTTCATTCAATGGATTAAAACCGCTCAAGATATACACATACAAAACTACCTAGGAACTGACCTATTTGAAAAGATACAAGCCGATATAATTGCAGGTACTTTAACAGGAGACTATTTAAGCCTTGTAAACGTCCATATAAAGCCTATGTTGATACATTGGGCAATGGTTGAATATTTACCCTTTGCTGCATATACAATTGCTAACAAGGGCGTATTTAAGCATTCTAGCGAGAACGCAGAAAACGTATCAAAAGAAGAAGTGGATTACTTAGTCGAAAAAGAAAGAGATTTAGCACAATATTACACAGATAGGTTTATTTCTTATATGAGTTTTAACAATACGTTATTTCCAGAGTATCGAAGTAATACAAACGGGGATATTAACCCTTCTTACGATTCAAATTTTAGTGGATGGGTGTTGTAAAAAGAAAAAAAGTAGGTAGTTATAAACCTAAACAAGATAACGTAATTAAATTAACGGAATATCTTGAAAACATAGATAACAAAACAGGCAATAAGGTATTGTATAAGTATGGCGAATAGTATTAATTGGGGCGAATCGTATTGTAGTTCTTGGTGGGGCAACAACTCTAACCAATCTACAATAGATATAGCTTCAAAACCAGAATGTTTATGAGTTGGGGAAGTATATACGCAGATAGTTGGTGGGGTAATGCTAACGAAGCAAATGGTTGGGGAATAGTTTACCCTTCTACGGCAGGTGGTTCTTACTTAACCGCAGATAATACATTAATCCTAGCAGACACAACACAGGTTAGAGCAGACGCAACAGAATTATAAATAAAAAAAAATGGCTAAACAAACGGTAAATATTGGAACAACGGCAAACGATGGTACAGGAGACCAACTAAGGAGTGCCTTTAATAAATTAAATCAAAATAATGATGAGATTTATGGAAACAACTTTGTAACCCAAGCGATGCTTAACGATGATATTGTAGACCACGCGGAACTTGCAAATAGGTTTACTGCTGAAGTTGCAATAAGCACCTTAACAGGACCGGTCGATTATGATTATTCCTTAGGTTCTTGTTTTAAATTAAGCGGAGACATAACTGCTGCTTATACTATAAACTTAACCAACTACAAAATTGGTCAAATAATTACCATCTACCCTTTAAAGGGGGATTTTGGTGTTTATTTAACTGCTGGAACTGGAACGGGTGTATTTAATAAACTAGCCGAGGTTGATTATGATGGAACTGTAGACAATATTCTACAAATCGAATGCGTAGATGACCAAGCAACAACCCCTGTATTTTTCTATTCAGTTGCAACTTTTGCGGCTGGAGCAACAATCTAAAAAATAATATATGTTAAGTAAAAGAATAATGTCACTTATAGCTGCTTCTGCAGGGCCTGTTACTGCTGAATATTTAGTAGTTGCAGGTGGAGGAGCAGGTGGTACTTATGACGGTGGTGGTGGAGGTGCAGGTGGTTTACTAACTAATTACACCGGAACTAAAATAGAACTACAATCTGCAACTAACTACTCTATTACAATCGGGGCAGGTGGCGCTTCACATACAACTGCACCTAATAATCCTCCCCCTGCTTCATCAGATGGTAACGATTCAATCTTTAGCACTTTTACCGCAATAGGCGGAGGAGGTGGTGGTAACTACGAACATCACGGAAACACTACAGGAGCTAGAACAGGTGGTTCTGGTGGTGGTGGTGGAATGGGTTCAGGGCAAATAAACGTAGGAGCTTCAGGAACTTCAGGTCAGGGAAATGATGGTGGAAACGGACAGAGCATTTCAGCTAGTGGATATTATAACGCTGGTGGAGGTGGAGGTGCTTCATTGGATGGGAGTAATGCTTCGGGAGTAAATGGAGGAGCAGGTGGAACAGGAAGTGTTGTTAATATATTAAATTCAACAAACGCAGGAAGCGACATCGGTCAGGTAGTTAGCTCAAACGTTTACTACTCAGGTGGTGGAGGTGGTGGAAGTGAAAGTGGATGGCACGGCGGAGGAGTTGGTGGTTTAGGTGGTCTTGGTGGCGGTGGAGTTGGTGCAAATACTACTTATAACCAAGTGCCAGGAAAAGCTAATTCAGGAGGGGCTTCGGGAGGTAAATCTTACTATGGAGTTAGTAGTAATGCCGCTGGAGGTTCAGGTGTAGTTATACTTAGATACCCAAACACTCATGCATTGTCAGCAGGTGCAGGATTAACTCAAGTATCTGGCTCACCATTTACAGAAGGAACTGATAAAGTTTCTGTTTTCACAGGAGGTATAGGAGACATAACATTTGGTACAGATAATTCAGTCAATATAGACTACTTAGTAGTAGCTGGTGGTGCTGCTGGAGGAGGGACTGGACAAGCTGGTGGCGGTGGAGCAGGAGGATTAAGGACAAATTATGGAGGTGCTTCTTTACCTTTAAATGTAGCTACAAATTATACAGTAACGGTAGGAGCTGGAGGAGTAGGTGCTGGAAATGGAGTATCTGGTTCTGGTTCTAATTCTGTTTTTGATTATATAACGTCAACAATAACATCAGCTGGTGGTGGAGGTGGCGCTGCACATAATGTTTCTGGAGCTGACGGTGGTTCTGGTGGTGGTGCTGGAACTCTAGGAATTGGCGGTGCTGGAAATACCCCAAGCACAACCCCATCTCAAGGGAATACGGGAGGTGGCGGTGGAACGTATGGTTTACCTTATTCTGGAGGAGGAGGAGGAGGCTATGTATCAGTTGGGTCAAATGGCGGAAATGCTCCTGGTAATGGTGGTGCTGGTATAGCGTATTCAGCTGCAAATAGCATAACAGGCTCAGCTTTAAGCCTTGCTGGTGGTGGTGGTGGTGGAACTTATAATGGCACTGCAGGAACAGCTACTAATGGTGGAGGTGCTGGTTTTTCAGGTACAGGAACAGTTGCTTATGGGTCGCCTGGAACGCCTGGAACTGACAACACTGGTGGTGGAGGTGGTGGTACTGGTAATTACACGGTAGGTACTATAGGTGCAAGTGGTGGTTCTGGAGTCGTAATAATTAGATATCCAGCAGGAAATGCTATATCACTTGGAACAGCAACAGCATCTAGTTTAAATACCTTAGTAGCTGGAGACAGTAATTTTAGATATACAATAATTATAGGAACGGGTACAATATCATTTACATAAATAAATATGGCACATTACGCATTTTTAGATTCAAACAACATAGTAACTGAAGTAATAGTAGGTCAAGACGAAAGCAATACTCAACACGATTGGGAAATTTACTACGGTAATATCAGAAATCAAACCTGCAAAAGGACTTCTTACAATACTTCACAGGGAGTTCATTTGAATGATGGCACACCATTTAGAAAAAACTATGCAGGAATTGGCTACACTTACGATTCAGTAAGAGATGCATTTATACCAGAACAACCTTTTAACAGTTGGACTTTAAACGAAGATACTTGTCATTGGGATTGTCCAGTAGATTATCCGACAGAAATAGAAGATGCGGATGGAAATCCTATATTTTATAGTTGGAACGAAGAAGACCAGCAATGGGATATAGCATCTTAATATTATGCAAGATTTGAAGATATACGGATTGAATATTGGAGCGATGCTTTTTAGTGTTGTAAATGAGTTTAACCCTATACTTCAAACGATAGTATTGGTTTTAACGATAATTTATACAGCAGTAAACATATACAAGCAATTTAACAAATGAATCTACCAAAAAATGGTGTAGCAAGAGAATTACGTCACTACATAGGAAGTCTATTTATATTCTTACTTGTAATGGCTATCATTTTTATATTAATGCAATACCCTGTTTTAGACACGAACAAGGAAGTTGTAATGATGTTGATTGGAACGATTAGCGCTTCTATTGGAATTGTTGTAAGTACAATTACAGGTGCTAAGCCAGATGATGTAAATGCTTTAAAAAGTAGTTTGGAGAAAAAAGAAAATCAAATTGAGTTATTGGTCGCAGCAAAAGACAACCTTGAAGGTATGATAATTGAATTACAAAAACAGATGTTAGAAAATCAAGATAATGTAATGGATAAGATTATTCTTAAAGCTGCATTAGATTTTGACGATAGAGATGCTGCAAAAAAAAACTTAAAACCTAAAAAATGAAATACTTTTTAAATAAATGGAACTCTTACAGCCCACAGGGTCAAATGCTTTTAATTATTATTGGGCTTTGTTTAGCTCACATACTAATTACACTAATAAAATATTAATATGTTACACTTTGAATTATCTGAATTTGATAGCCCAGATGAAATTGGTAGTGGCAAGTATATGGATGACCCATTTTTACAAATGCTAGATGACGCACGTAGTATTGCTGGTATTACTTTTAAAATCAATAGTGGGTTTAGAACAAAGAGCCGAAATGAATCTTGCGGTGGAAAAATTAACAGCTCCCATCTTTTTGGATATGCAGCAGATATACATTGTACAGACTCAAGAAGTAGATTTATTATAATTAATGCACTTACAAAAGCAGGATTTAATAGAATAGGAATAGGAAACACTTTTATTCATGTTGACAACGACCCAGATAAAGATGCAAACGTTTCTTGGGTTTACTAATAAAATAATGACGTGGAGTCATCGCTTATTAATCTAAATAAAGATAATGAGCAAGAAGAAGTTTAAAGATACAAAGGTAGGTCAGTTCTTACTAGAAAAAATACCAAACATAGTAGGGTCAATCGCAGGAGATACGCCTGTAGGAAGCGTTATAAAGACCCTTATTAGCGGCTCTGAGATGAGCAATGCAGATAAGGAAATAGCTCTTAAAAAACTAGAGCAAGAAATACACGAATTTGATGGAATAACAAAGCGATGGGTTGCAGATTCACGAAGCGGTTCATGGCTTTCA